CTGGCTTCTCTTCGCTCAACCATCGAAGCGCTGTTTTCCAGCATGCAGGAGGAATGAAAATGCAGGAAGATTACAGTCAGTTTGTCCCGGATGTGACCTTTGAGAAAATCCCGATCAAGAACCTGGTCTCAAACCAGGCATATCAGAGAAACATATCACACATCCACGTCAGTCGAACAGCGGATAACTTCAACCTCCGCCAGATCAACCCTGTGAAAGTGAGCCGACGAGACGGTATCAACTATGTGTTTAACGGTCAGCATACCGCTGAAACAGTTGCTCGTGTATCAGGCTCGCGTGATACCCCTGTATGGTGCATGGTATATCACGATCTTAGTTATGGTGAAGAAGCAGATATCTTCGCTCAACAGCAAAAGTATACCAAGGCATTGTCGCCTTATGAGATCTTCATGGCGAATATTGAGGCTGAGAACGAAGTGCAGCTCACCATCAAGTCACTTGTTGAGTCATTTGGCCTGACACTATCGAGTTCGTACAAGGCACCAGGGGCAATCTGTGCCATCTCTGCGTTGGAGTTCATCTTCAACAAGTACGGTGTGAAGGCGCTCGAAGATACTCTGTATTTAGCTGTTGCAACATGGCAAGGCGACTCGTTTTCCTTGGCGGCGAACATGCTCAAAGGCATAGCGAAACTCATCGTTTCCTATGGTGATCTTCTAAAGTTCGACCTCTTTGTTGAACGCTTGAGTCGTGTATCCGCCAAGGAGATTACACGTAATGCCAAAGAACGTCGCAATGGGTCTCTTGGCTTTGCAGAGGTGCTGCTCCAAACGTACAACAAGCGCACCAAATATCCCCTTAGGATGAACAAGCTTTATAACACGAAAGAAGATTCTGATTATGAGCTTGAAGAACCGGATCAGGAGCAGGATCAGGAAGAGACATACGAGGGGGCTTTGCCAGAACATGATGGGAATCCTGATCAGCTTTCATTTAACTCCTTCGTAGATCAAGATGATCCTGACGAAGAGTGAGGTATTCACATGAAGAGATTTGCATCGACATTATACCTACCACTGCGACGCAACTCGAAATCACGTGAATACGAGCCTGATCCAGAGGGCTATTTGTTCGCCAAGGGTGTCTTCAAAACGAAAATCAAACCCGAAGAGCTGCCTGCATGGTATGTGCACGGTTATCTCTATGGCCAGCATGGCTACATTTCGGCAAAAGGCGTAAAGCACTTACTATACAAGCCCAACTACACCACAAACCATATCCATAAGGATGATCTTCTGTTCATTTCCTATGACAAGCCCATAGAGCCAGACGAGAATGGTACACATGGCATTTGGTTCCACGGATACGATCATATCGTCTATGGACATCTGATTATCGACTTTCTGGAAGCAGCAAAGATCCATTCAGATTACGACATCAAGCCTATCATGCGATCTGTGCGAAAGAAAGAGCGCTGGTACAAAGAGAATTATGGCGAATAGCCTTATTGCCACAACAACAAAAAGGGCCTGCCACCTCGATCAAACATCGTAGGTAGCAGGCCCTTTTCTCAGTGCTTATACCGTGATTTCAGTTCCATTCTTGAATCTAAAAGTGCTCTGCCCGTCGATGTGCATCGTCACCTTGTCAACGGTGGCCATCCATAATTCCGGCGAAAACTCTGTGATGACCTGACCATTTCGCAGCTCAGCAAGGAACCGGTTCAACGCATCGTGCATCGCTTTACGCTCCTTGCGCCTGGTGTCAACCACCTCACGGCGAGCTTTGGCTTTTTCAAACCGCTCAACCAGGGCATGGAATTGCGCTTGGTAGGTTTCTTGATCGATTGCTACAGAAGCATTCTGGGAAATGGCTTGCTCTAGCATTCCGTTGACCAGTTGCAGCTCCGTATCCAGCTGGATGATTTCCTCGTCATACTCGCTTGAATCAGCTAGCATTTTGATGATTTCTTCACCGTCCTCGAGGATAAACGCGCGATCATCAAGAAGCTCATTGTAGGCTTCAATGAACCGAGCGCTGATCTCACTCTCTGTGACATGGGGCGTAGCGCACTTTTCAGCACCCTTGTACTTCAGGTTGCATCGCCAAATGACGCGACGATATTTGTCAGTCGAATGCCACACCTTGCTGCCATAAAGCTGACCGCAGCATTCACAAACCAGCTTTCCAGCAAAGCAGCTCGTGCCTCGGTGATAGCGCCCTTCGGCTTTTCGCCGTGCCATTTCCTGCTGGACTTGCTCGAACATTTCTTTCGTAACGATCGCGGGATGGCTGTTCTCGACATAATACTGAGGAACTTCTCCTTCGTTGACTTTCATCTTTTTCGTCAAAAAGTCGGTGCAGAAGGTTTTCTGCAGAAGGGCGTCACCCTTGTACTTCTCGTTAGTCAGGATACTAATGATCGTGGTAGTTGTCCATGTATTCTTGCCACCGGGCGAAAGAATGCCGTCAGCTTCCATGATGCGCTTGATCCCATGCGGTGTCTGTCCTGCAAGGAAGAGTCGATAGATGCGCAGCACGATCTCTGCTTCCTCGGGAACAATCTCCGGTTCGCCATTCGCGCCCTTTCGGTATCCCAAGAAGCTGCTGTACGGCATGCTAACCTTACCGTCAGCAAAGCGCTTGCGCTGACCCCAGGTCACGTTTTCAGAAATGGATCGGCTTTCTTCCTGGGCAAGTGAGGACATGATCGTGATGAGCAGCTCACCCTTAGAATCCAGGGTGTAGATGTTCTCTTTCTCGAAATAGACCTCAACACCGCGCTCTTTAAGCTTTCGCACTGTAGTCAGCGTATCGACCGTGTTTCGTGCAAAGCGGGATACTGACTTGGTTACGATCAGATCGATCTGCCCATTGAGAGCATCCTCAACCATCTGATTGAAGCCGTCACGCTTCTTCGTGTTTGTGCCAGTAATACCTTCATCGGTATACACCTTAACGAAATCCCATTCGTTGTTGCGCTGGATGTACTCGGTGTAGTAAGAAACCTGCGCCACGTAACTGGTCATCTGTTCTTCGCTATCCGTAGAAACACGTGCATACGCAGCAACCCGGCGCTTCCTGGTGGAAGCAATGGGCATTGCTGTGAAGCGGTTTCGAGTTGCGGGAAGAACCGTGATGCGAGGGGTGTTTACCACCCTTGCTTCACTCATACTGCGTACCTCCTTGCTGTGGTTTCGGCTGCCTTTCTTCGCATTTCAACTGTCCAAGAAGTGCTGCGGGACTTGTCCTGCCATTCGCGTTCAACCACTCTGCCATCCTTGAATATGTAAACCAGGTGGTTGAAACACGGGACTTGGATTTCCTTGATCTGAGCCTTGAATACATCAGCATCAAATTCGGGCAAACCAAGAACCGATGCGGTCATACTCAGAAGGATATCCTCAGGGATCTTCTTGGTGTGGCATTCCGACTTTCCAAGAGAAAGGTAAGTAGCACAGTTCCAGGCTTCTTCGTATGCACTTACTCTGCGACGGTATTTCTTGCCGCACTTAGTGCAAACAATCATTCCTGTCAACGCGGAGAAAATCGGCGCGTTTGGGTTGATGTTGTTTCGACGGAAGTTGAACTCGATGAGACACTGTACGAGCCTGTAGTCATCGCGTGAAACAATAGCCGGATGGCAGTCTTCCACATAGTAGCGAGGAAGTTCACCATGGTTGATTTTCAGTTTCTTGGTCAGGTGGTCTTCAACGTACTTTTTCTGCAGCATGGAGTCACCGCAGTACTTTTCATTCTTGAGCATGGCCAGAACCCGTTTAGGCTCCCACAAACCACCCCGATAAGACGGGATTTGTTTCTCTCGCATAATACGAGAAATCTCAGCAGTACCCATGCCATCAAGGTAGCTCTCAAAAACCCAGCGCACTACCTGAGCTTCCTCTTCATGAATGGAAACCACACCTTTTTTGATGCGATAACCATACATGAAGCCCCAGCCGTAGGTTTTGCCTTCCTTGAACTGCTGACGGATTCGCCATTTGCAGTTTTCAGAAACGCTCCGGCTCTCTTCCTGAGCAAAAGAAGCGAGGATGGTAAGCATCAGCTCGCCATCCCCGCTCATGGAATGAATATTCTGTTCTTCAAAGTAAACATCGACACCCAGTTCTTTCAGTTCACGCACGGTATTCAAGAGAGTCAGGGTGTTACGGGCAAATCGGCTGATCGATTTGGTAATGATCCTGTCGATCTTGCCCGCCCGGCAATCCTCAAGCATGCGCTGGAACCCTTCACGGTTGTCCTTCGTACCCGTAAATGCCTCATCGGTGTAAACACCTGCATACTTCCATTCGGGATTTCTCTGGATCAGCTCACTGTAGTAACTGACCTGAGCAGACATGGAATGGAGCATAGCGTCTTTACCACTCGAAACACGAGCATATGCAGCAACGCGCAAAAGTTCAATCAGCCTCGGAATGCTGGGCTGAACCATTGTGATTCTCTTCTCCAAGCGTATCACCTCCTTGTCAGTGTCGCATATTACCTCTGAAGTTCAGAATTATCAAGTTAATTCAGTCCTGAGAATGGGCTGATATTTTTCGTTAAGGTAGCTTTCAATCCGCGCAAAGTCTTTCTTGCTGATAATGCCATCAGCAAGCATCTTGCGGGAAATTGATATCATGGTCTGATACCGTTTTTCGCGTTCGAAGAGGTCAAGCGTCATACGTGAATCACCCTTGAGAAGTTGCCCGATACCCAACCGATCTTCGCACCAATTTCGATGGCGTGCCAACCATTGAGTGCCGTAGCAACATAGTTGAAAGTCGTGCCAGGAGCCACAGAAGTGATCCTTCCGTAGTTGGTACCATTGCCAACACGCACGTTGACCTTTCCACCCTCGGATGTGATGACAACTGTTGCCATCTTAGGCGTTTCGATTTCCTCTTCAGGCAGATCAGGTGTTTCAGGAGAGGGCGTTTCCTGCTTGCCCTCGTCATCATCAGCAACGGCATCCATGAGCGCCTGATGCGTGAGATCGCCATAAAGCCCATCCTGCTTGATGCCTTCATCTTTCTGGAACTCCAGAACAGCTGCCTGGGTTTCAGAGCCAAAGTCACCATCGGCACCATGCTTAGGGAGCTCATAGCCAAGCTGGAGCAGAAGTTCCTGCATGGCTTTGACATCGCTACCTTGCATCCCCTTCTTCAAGGTACGAGCACCAAGAACCGTATTGTTCGTGGGCGCTTGACCAGCGGTATCGCTATCGCCATAGTCGATGAACGGAAGCTGGTACCAGTTCGTCCAGCCACGGCCTGCAATCTTGGTCTTGACACAGCCGTAGGAGAAGCCTTTCCATTCCACAGCATAACCGTCACCGACCGTATAGCCGACATGACCATCCTTGTGAAGGGCCAAGCCGACAACATCCGGGAGCGTATCGATCGTGCCATGATTCATGCCCTTGCTCTTAGCGTAGCTGAACATACCATTCGCAGACTTGTCGGGACAACCGTTGGCACCATACTTGCTGCTGATCTTATTATCAGTGCCGATAGCCTCGAGCACCGTCAGGCCGCCACCAGTCCAGGCGTAACCCTTACATGCGCCAACGCAGTCTCCACAGACTTTCTTGTCAGCAATGTCCTGCTTGTAGCGACTGGTTCGCGAGTCCTTGTAATGGGAGGAATACTGCTTCGCCTTTCTTGCGCGAAGACTCTCGGTACACTTGTAGAGACATGTGCCAT